TTCCAATATTAAGACTAAGTAAAGAAGATAATGTTCTTTCTGTAAGGTCAATTGATGGCTCAATTGCTCTATCACTCCATACTTTTTGTTGAGGATATAATTCATAATGTCTTCTATTCAACCCAGCGTCAGGCATATACCTACCAGCAAATGTTTCTGCCAAAGGGTCATCAGCTCTTATAAATCTAACTTCTCTAGGATAATCAATATCAGAAAACATAGGGTCTTTTGATGCAGATTTCATTCCTTTTTTATAAGATTGTCTTGATACATATCCGCCAACTTTAACATCAGCAAATTTAGCAGCTTTAGGCCCATACCTTGCAGCTGCCATACCTCCAACAATAGCTAATCTAGGGTCTACTCCTTCTGCATGAGTTACTCCAGTCAATAAAGTTTCAAAAGCTAAATCTAAAGGACTTATAGGCATAAGAGGTGTAATTCCTCCCCCTTGAGGCATAGAAGCTAAACGACGTTGTAATTGCATTTGAGAAACAAGGCTACCACCTTCTTCTCCCGGAATTTTGCCAGCACTCATTAAATCTAATTCCATTTGCCGAATAATATTGTTTATATTAGTCTTCTTTTTCTTTTTCTTTTGATTTGGCATCTAAAAACTTTTCAAATTTCTTTTCATGTTTGTTCATTTCAATATACAATTGCAAAACTTTCTCTAAATTTAAGAATCTTTCCGATAACATTGAAACAACTATTCTTGTGTTCTGGACTTCTCTTTTTAAATCATGTTTGGAATAAACTTTTTTCTTTTTCAATTTACTTCCTCTATTTTAAACTCATCTAATAATTTATCTTCTTGAGCATCTTTAGTAAAAGAAACAATAGCTTCTACAAATCCTTGAATATATGATTTAGCTTCTATCGTAGTATCAAAAGACCTCATCAAAGCATCAGTCTTATCATTTTTAGCTTTTTTCCATAATACTAAATATCTTCCTCCATATATCATTTTTGATTAATTCTCCCAACATTTTACACTATCTTTTGTAAACTCCATTGTAATCCATCCCGTTCTTACAATTGGGTACATAGAATATCTTGCATACTCAGCATATCTTAAAAATGAACCTCCTCTTACATACCAACGACGCTTAAGAGCTTCTTCATCGCCATCAACCATAATCGAATCCACTGGTTTAGCATAGAGTTGGTGATTATGCCCAAGTAAAAAAACATCCCCTTCTGAATAGACAGCTGCAAGTTTGTCCAACTCAAGGTCACCATTTTTCGCACCACTTTTTCCATGTCCACTAACAAGATACCAATCCTTATCTTTAACAGTTATTCGTGAATAGCCTGGGTATTTAAAGTAAGGAACGTTCATCTCAGCAGCTAAAGTCCTGCAAACATCAAAATCCAGTATATTAAAGCTACGAAGAAAATCATGATTACCCCCACGAATAAATAAGCATTTATCTTTTATAGGAGCTACTAATTGTAAAAAAGCTAAATATTGCTCATCAGGTGAAACTGATTGTCCTCTTTGTGATATTTTATAGTTTGGAGGTATCAATTCTAATAAATCACCATTACCAAACCACACAGCATTTGGGTCTTTAGAAATAGTAGATACAGCTTCTGAAAACTTCTTTAAATCAAACTCATGAGCACCTACATGAATATCTGTAAGACAATGTACTCTGATAATCTCTTTTGACTTATAAGAAAAAATATGTCCTGGTTCTACTAATAGATTATATTCTTTTACTTCAGTATCTATTGGTATGGAAAAACTAGATTTACATGAATGACACTTATATCTTTGATTAATCTTATCTTTACCAGCTCGTTTCCCATCTTTTTTTGTATACATTGATGTACATCGAGGGCAAACCATTATTTGTCCTCCAAAGATATTGACGTAATTTGTTTATTATCTCTTGTGGCTCCTTCAATTTCATCTGGAGAGAATCCTTGAAATACTCCAAGCAACCCTACATCTTTTTGTTTTACTGTATTTCCTGCAGTCCCAACTATCTTACCTAATTCTTTTGTAGACTGAAGTATGATATTATCATCTTCACTATAATCTGCAAGATTTTTTAACTTACTAAGAACATATTCATGGTCAATCCCAAGACTCTTCGCTATGTCTAGTACTGATTTTTCTATTTCTTTCATAACTCTCTCCTGTTTTAATAATATAGTCGCTTTTTTTCTTGCACTGTTACTTGACAATTCACTATATGCTTTCTTATATGCGTCTACCGCTCCCATTCCTACTACTATATTTGTTGCGAATTCTCTTTCTTTCCTCGTTACATTCTTTCTTTCCTTAACTCTTCTGCCTGTATTATTTATACTCTTACTAAATGTATATCTATTTGGATGGGAACTAAAATCCGTATCCATCTTTGTAGTATATCTATTAATGAAACTACCTACTATTGTCCTAACCCAACCTTTAGCATATGTATAATTCTTCCTATCATTTGGATGTTTAACTGATTTGCTAACTTTTAGTAATTGGACTATCCTACCATCATCACTGAATACCCAATCACCCTCATCAGAATCACGCCAGTCTGGTTTTACTACCCTATTTGGATGATGAGCCTTAAACTCATCTATGTCATCGTAGACATAATGAGCTTTACCCTTTATTGATTTCTTTTCCAAATTTCAAATCTTGTAATTGTAAAAAAAGATTGTCTATTAATTCATTTACTTCTTTTGGGATAATAAACACTTCTCCATTTATTTCTATTGGATTACAATCATTAGATAAACTCTTTAAAGCTATCTCCTGTTCTTTAATTGAAAACTCCAACAATTCTTTTATTACTTCTGCCATTGTAGAATATAAGACTTTATTTACTTTTTTGCATAGTTAACTTGTATATCGCCACCCAAAGAAGAACTACACATATTAAATTGAACAATAGGGGAGACACATGTCGAATCGGCATTATAACGAACACGGCTACTAACCACGATATTGCCAACTTTGGCCAAAAATTTTCTATTTTTTCCATCACGTAATGTTCGATTTTTTCCCATTAAAATATTCACCCCTTTATTTATTCCCTCCCTACCACCCATTAATTTAAATACTTGTCAAGTATAATGAAACTACTATTTGACCAAGTCATTTCCTAAAAAAAAATACACCATTTTGATATTCAACCTTTTTTACCTATATACCCCCCTATCGGGGGTTTTCGTAAAACGAATTTACGTTATTTTTGATTATATATAAATATATTAGAATCTATTAACAATAAACAAAGGAGTCTATTATGACTGAGCAATTCACACATGAAGAGGTGAAGGAAAGTGCTGCGAAGACGTGGCGTGACATGATGGCTGCACATGCTAAGGCTGATGTTAAGCGTGGGTATAACCGATTCATTGGTTCTATACCTAGTCAGAATGACATAGTACGTAAAGGTGTAGCGCATCTTCAGTTCCTTAACACTATATGTGTAGCTAATGGCTGGAAGTTAGTATGGGAAGACCCAGATGCCACCCCAGTGAACCCCGGTAGCCTTACCTAGGTGAGGGGTTAACACCCCTTTTGTTGTGTGTTGTTGGGCTTGTGTTGTAATAAAGCAGAATATATCACGTAACGTGGGTATATCAGGTGTATAAAGCAATGCAAGCTCACACACACTTTATGTATCACTTTTGTATTAACTTGGGCAATAACCTTAATAATCATGGAGTAACTATGACACCTATAACTATTTTAATAAAGCATTGTATGTCTTATGGCAAAATATTATCTGAAACATCTAAAGTAATAACATATCTAACCAAGAATGGTTTGCGTGTTGTTATATCTAAAAGGAGAAACCAATGACAATCATAATTCAATCTCACACTTACACAATCAATCTTGATAATGTGTCTTACTTCAGGTCAGAAGAGTATGACCAAACTATTTTCACAACTACAAATGGTAGGACAGTTCGTATAACGTGTCCTTATGATGAAGTTCTTAAACAAATAAGGAACAAATTGTATAGTATTATGGGCAACCAAACTGCTGTCTTCATTGAGTTAGAGTATGGGGTTAGAACAGCTGAAAATGTATTTGCTCAAATAGCTAAAGTACAGGGAGACTCATGATGGAAAAGACTAAACTTGATGAGCTCGAGACTCATTATAACCTGTTGTTTGATTATATGTTCTCAACTGGCACAATACCTTATAGTAATTTCTTAAGAATGATTAAGAACATAAAAGATAAAGATGTTGAGCAGTATAGAACAAGGTTAATATTGCAAAAAAAAGGAGACAGTCATGACAACTAAACAATCATCGTGGATATGTATTCAAGGAGGCATGTATAACATTAAATATGCATCCACTATTGAAATATTTGACACCAATAGAATGATAATAACATTTGTTGGTAGAGACCCGATGACATTTAAATTTCAACATCCACTAGAAATGGCTGAAATACATATTAAACTTCAAAAGTTATGTAGATGCCATATTTTTATATCAAGCTCCGAATTACCATTTGTTTATAATGATGAGTGGAACAAATTTGAAGATAAAATCGAGGAAGATGTTAAATCTATGGGAGAAGATGATGGAAAAAATAACACATAGTGATTTAAATAAACTTAGAGAAACATTTGTTTGTAACTTTGAAATTATTCGAGAGCGAAAAGTTACAAAAGAAGAATATAAATTAATAAG